AAATGATTTAGAAAAGTTTATTGAATATAATATTACTGACGTTGAGTTGGTTGTATCAATGGATGCAAAACTTCAATTCATTGAATTAAGTAGAGCGATTTGTCATTCTGGGTTTACGCCGTATGAAGATTACATTTTTTCATCAAAGTATTTAGAGGGGGCGTGTTTAGCGTATCTTAAAAATAAAGGATTAGTAGCACCTAACAAACCTAAGAATCATAAAGATAAGCTCGCAGAACAAGCCGAAGCCGGTGAAGAAAAATTCATTGGAGCTTATGTAAAAGAACCCATTGTTGGAAAGTATGATTGGATTTATGATTTGGATTTAACATCACTATATCCATCAATCATTATGACTCTAAACATTAGTCCAGAAACTAAAGTTGGTAAAATTAAAGATTGGGATCCTGAAAATTGGGTTAGAGGTGAAAATAGACAATATACTGTTGTTGGTAAAACAAAAGAGTTTACATACAATAGAACTGAATTAGAAGAAGTAATCAGAGATAATGAATTGGGAGTAGCTGCAAACGGTGTTTTATATACTCAAAAGAAACCAGGATTGATTGCAGATATTTTGGATACCTGGTTTAAACAAAGGGTTGAATTCAGAAAATTAGAAACGAAGTATGGTGAAGCGGGTGATACTGAAAAATATGAATTCTATGGTAAAAGACAATTAGTACAAAAGATTCTTTTGAATTCAATGTATGGTGTGTTAGGGCTTGTTGCGTTTAGATTCTATGATATTGATAATGCAGAAGCGGTTACTATTACTGGTCAAACTGTGATTAAGAAAACTGCGGAAATGGCAAATCTTAAATACCAAAAAGAACTTGGAACAAAAGATGACTACAATGTTTATATTGATACCGATTCAATTTATATGATGGCAGAGCCGTTGGTTAAATTTAGATATCCTGAATATAAAACATTTGACCAAGCTAGAATGGCGGTAGAAGTTAATACCATTGCAGATGAAACACAATCGTTCTTAAATTCATTTTATGACTTATTAGCAGAAAGATTCTTTTGTATCCCAAAAGAAAAACATCGTTTTGAGATTAAAAAAGAATACATCAGTAAAGCGGGGTTTTGGGTAGCAAAGAAAAGATATGCACAATGGATGATTTTAAAGAATGGTATTCCGTGTGACAAGCTAGATGTAAAAGGGTTGGATGTAGTTCGCTCATCATTCCCAAAGGCATTTCAGGATTTTATGGCTAAGATGTTAAAAGATATCTTAATGGGCAAAACAAACGAAGAAATAAATGAATCACTTTTAGAATTTAAAAAGAGTTTACCAAATCTTCGTATTAATAAAATTGCCAAAGGTGGAGCTATAAAAGAATTAAGTAAATACGATAAAGGCAAGTGGAGAAAAGATAGTGGATTAGCTATTGCTAATTTTGAAAAAGGAACACCTGCGCACGTTAAAGCCGGTATTACCTATAACCGATTACTCAAATTCTTTGAATGCCCGTTTAAATACGAACCAATTAGAGATGGTGAAAAGGTTAAATGGGTATATCTTAAAAGTAATCCATTAGGGATAGAAACATTGGCATTTAGAGATTATAATGACCCAATCGAAATTTTAGATTTTATTAATCAATATGTTGATAGGGATGGAATTTATAAAGCGGAATTAGAAAACAAATTAACTGATTTCTATAACGCTCTAAAATGGGAAATGGCATCCGCCGATTCTCAAAACGCAAAAAAGTTTTTTGAATTCTAAACTTTTTTTCGTATATTTGTAAGATAAAATAAAATAATATGGCAAAGGCTAAAAAAACAAAAAAAGAAGAAGTGATTGAATTTAAATCACCGGAAGTTACCCTAACACAAAAAAAGTATGAAGAATGTGAGTGGTGTTTTCAATTTGATGAAGATGAACCACAAATATTTGCTTGGACAGACAACGAATTGGATAAAAATGAAGACCCTAAAGTAATTTTTACAATTACAAATGTTGAGAATTCGTATATAACTTTTCAGAATGGAAAGACTGGTAAAGCATTTAAACTATTTGCTAGAGAACTTACCAATGAAGGTATAGAATTGAGAAATAAACAAAAAGAATCTTTTAAAACTATTGAAAATGGAAGTGAGAATAAAGAGGCTTAAGCCTAATGCGGTAATCCCTACATACGCTAAAGAAGGTGATGCTGGTATGGATTTAGTAGCAACTGAAATCATCAAAGATACACCGGAACAAATAACGTATGGTACGGGATTGGCTATGGAAATTAGAGATGGGTTTGTAGGATTAGTATTCCCTCGTTCATCAATCAGAAAGACCGGTTTACAATTAAGTAATTCAGTAGGTGTGATTGATAGTGGATATAGAGGTGAAATACAAGCTACCTTTAACAAAGTATTTGGGGGCGACCGTTTTTATGATGAAACAAAAAATACGGAAGATACATCAAATAACTTCTATAAAGTAGGTGATAGAATTGCACAAATCATTATCATACCACACCCACAAATTCAGTTTGATGAAGTAAATGAGTTATCGGATACTGAAAGAGGTGAAGGTGGATTTGGGTCAACTGGTAAATAAAAAATAAAAATATGTTTGAATTAAAAGAAGAAGAACAAATAAATCACTCACTTTGGGTGGAACGATATAGACCATCTAAATTAGAGGATTATGTTGGGAATGAGCATCTTAAAAATAAAGTTGCCGGATATATTGATAATGGAGATATACCACATTTACTTTTTTTTGGCAAAGCGGGTACTGGTAAAACAACACTTGCAAAGCTAATTATAAAAGCAATTGAGTGTGATTATATGATTATTAACGCATCGGATGAAAACAATGTGGAAACTGTGAGAAACAAAGTAAAGAACTTTGCATCATCTATGGGATTCAAAAAATACAAAATCATTATATTAGATGAGTTTGATTATATGACACCAAACGCACAGGCAATCCTTCGTAACTTAATGGAAACATTCAGTAAGCATTGCCGTTTCATTTTAACGTGTAATTACGTTGAAAAGATTATCGAACCAATCCAAAGCCGTTGTCAAACATTTCAAATAACTCCACCAACTAAAAAAGATGTGGCAATTCAAATGTGTAAGATTTTGAAAGCGGAATCAGTTGAGTTTGACCCAAAAGATTTAGTTCCGATAATAGATTCTTCTTATCCAGATATTCGTAAAATAATCAATACTTGCCAATTAAACTCTCTTAAAGGTAGATTGCAAGTAGATGTTCAAAATTTATTAGAGAACGATTATAAGATGAAAGTTTTGGATATCCTTAAATCAAAAGATGATAAACGAAACAAATATATGAACGTAAGACAGGCAATACTTGATTCCAAAACAACTGATTTTACTGATTTATTTACATTACTATATGATAAGGTAGATGAATATGGAGGTGAAAACACATCAAATGTAATTCTAATTTTAGGCGATGGGGTTGCTAAATCAGCAGTAGCAATCGATAAGGAAATTATTGCAGCAGCTACATTAATTCAAATTTTAAATATTATATAATGGCTAACATTTTAGGAGCAGGTGGACAACCAATTGGAGGGCAAGAAGAAAAACCAATACCTTTAGAAAAAACTGAAGCAATTGGATGTAAGAAATGCGGTGGTGAGATTTTCGTACAAGGGTTTGGATTTCGTAAGATTTCAAAGTTATTAACCGGTAAACCAAAAGATGAAGTATTACCCGTAGAGTTATTCTTATGTGGTGATTGTGGTGAAGTATTAAATGATTTATTACCTCCGGGTTTAAAAGTAGAAGAACAATAATATGGCAAAAGGATTATTTGACCACATCAATGCAATCACAAAAGAGCAAGACCCTAACTATTGGGAAAAATTAGATGATGCTGATAAAAAAACTTGGAGTAATTGGTTAATAATTCGCTATATGTCTATGAATCCGGAATGGATAGAACTTATAGCTGAAATACAACCTTATATCCAAGAAGCACCACCTAGAGCGGTTTATAAAGCACTCATTGGTGTTATACCAAAGGGTAAAACATATCTTCGTTATATGAAAGGCAAATCGGTAAAAGATTACGATGATTGGTTAATTGAATTGGTTGCTAAATGGTATGAGGTTTCTACAAAACATGCATCCGAATATTTGGATATACTTTACGAGAATACATCTGGTAGAGAGGAAATAAAAAAAATTGCAGAGGCGTATGGTACGGATACGAAGCTAATTACGAAATTAAAACTTAAAGTTTAATTTGGTAATCTGAGGTATTTTTCGTATCTTTACTTAACAAAATAACATAATGGCTAAAGTATCATTTTCGCAGTACTCAATGTGGAGCAGTTGCCCACAACAATATAAGTTAAATTACATAGATAAGTTAGGTGAAAGTTCTGGCAACATTCACACTTTATTTGGTTCGGCTATGCACGAAACAATCCAACACTATCTTTCAGTTATGTATGGTGTATCAAAAAAACAAGCAGACGAGATTAATTTAGATAAGTTATTGCTTGAAAGGATGCGAGAAAACTATACAAAAGAAAAAAACCTGTTATCCGAAGGAACTCCGTGTGAACAAATCGAATTGGAAGAATTCTATGGTGATGGTAGAAAAATCTTAACTTGGTTTAAAAAATATTGCAGTAAATTCTACTCAAAATCAGGATACGAATTAGTTGGTATTGAAATTCCACTTAATGCTAAAATCAAAGAAGGTGTAAACTTTATTGGTTTCATCGATATAGTGATGAGAGATTTAGCAGAAAATTCTATAATAATTGTCGATTTAAAAACATCTACACAAGGTTGGAATCAATACCAAAAAGCGGATGAACTTAAAAATTCACAAATACTACTATACAAAAAGTACTATTCAGAACTTTTTAACATTCCACTTACAAAAATCAGAGTTGAATATCAGATAATGAGAAGGAAGTTGCCAGAAGATACCGCATTTCCTATTCCATATATTTCCAAACACGTCCCATCAAGCGGAACGCCAACCGTTACTAAGGTATATGATAAATTCGTAGAGTTTGTTGATACCGTATTCGATGATACTGGTAACTACAAAGATATACCATATCCTAAAATTCCTGGCAATAATAAAAAGAATTGCAAATGGTGTCAATTTTTAGGTAAACATTGTGACGGAAAACCTTAATAAAAATTATTGTTTTTTATTTTTCTATATACTTATATATACAAATATATTAAATACACAAAACAATGATTCAAGAAAACACAAAACTTACAACTGTGAAGATATTGAAAGACGTGTATTCATCATTTAAAAAAGTTTCCTTTGATTCTGATGTAACATTACAAAAACTGGTAAATAGAACAGTTGAAAGATATGTCAAAGATGAGGATTTTAGAAAAGAAATGAATGAGTACTTACAACTACAAATATCAGGTTCACAATTTTAATGCAAAAATAAGTTATGGCAAAAAAGAAAAAAATCCTATTACTTTCAGATGATTTAAGAATGGCAAGTGGTATAGCCACAATGTCAAAAGAATTCGTATTAGGTACTATACATAAATACGATTGGTTTCAGGTAGGGGCCGCAATAAATCACCCTGAAGCTGGTAAAATTTTAGATTTAAGTGAAGATATACAAAAAAACTATGGTATAGAAGATGCTTCATTAAAAGTACTTCCTTGGAATGGTTATGGTAATGCCGATTTGATTAGACAATTAATCAATTCAGAACAACCCGATGCTATCCTACACTTTACTGACCCTCGTTATTGGACATGGTTGTATGATATCGAACATGAAATCAGACAAAATGTTCCACTTTTATTCTACGCAATTTGGGATGATTTACCAGACCCATT